GGATCATAATCTAATCCATCAGGTCGAGGTAAATCTCTAGCCTTCACAAGTTGTCCTGTATTTGGATCTACGTGTTGTTTTCCATCGTAATACTCGTAATATCGAATTTGCCTATTGATACGATTCCAAGTTTCTTTTCCAATAGCTTGCTGCCAAGGTGAAAACAGAAGTTCATCCATATCAAGAGGATTTAATATATTGTAATCTGCAATCGGTTGATTCATTGTTCACCTCCTTTCTATCGCATTCTTTTAGCGATGGTCCTTACTACTGTTGAACTATTACCTGCTGCCGAAACAGCCATTTCTAAACTATCCGGCAAATCATCATGCATATTAGTACCGTAGTACTGAAATTGCTCTAACAATAAGGAATGTCTTCTATCAAATTGAATTTCTCCATTTTCAATACGAGGTATTAGTGCTTCTATACGTAATTCCTTATTAAATCTTTGCTTCACCTTGTGTAAACGCGTATCGGCTGGATAGCCAACTGATACTAATTTCTTTTGCAACATATCAGCAAAGAATTCTTGAGCCGCTTGAGCTTCAACAGCGATTACATCAGGTCTAAAATGCAATACATCTTTAGTGATTACCTTCATAAACTCATCTGGCTTCACTTTTTCGCCATAAGAGCCAATAATATAAATCGTATCGTTCTCTTTATGCTTCGCTACAACAGAAATGGCGGAATAATCGCCACGTTGTTTACCCATAGCTAAGTCAACACCCATAGAAATGAAGTATTCTCCATTTAGGAAGTTTCGATTTAACTCCCTATCGTTCCAATAGTTGAAGTTGTCAGGATTAAATATCATAACTTCTTCATCAATAGGATTATTTTGAAGCTCTGTATTAAAAGCTTTACTTCCGTTATCCCATTTAAATTTCATTAACTTGAACACTGGCTGTACTTCTTCCCATAAAACCTCAGCGCCATCAACCATTTCGTCATGGTGAGCTGTAAAGAATAATTCTGCGTCTCTTGCCCTTGTTTTATTCTCTCGATCCTTATAAATCGACTCACATTCAGCCCACAAATCTTGCCTTGTAGGTGGTGTAATTAACGCCTGGTACTTACGGGATTCAAAGTCAGAACGACGCTCCATAATATCAATTAAAAGTGACTGAGGATGCACCGTTGTACCCATGAATACAATAGCTGTACGTTTTCCCTCTGGATCACCAAGAGGAATGACTACCTGAGCAAACCAATCCTTTAACTCTTGCCGTAATTGAGCAGTATTTGTATTCCGTTTATCTTCTAAATCATCACATACAATCAAATCAGGACGCTTACCATTCCAGTTTCGACCACGTAGAGCCTGTCCAGTAGAAGCTGCTTGAACCAAAGTGAGTAATTTCTTCTCGTCTTTCCCTTTTGGCTCCCAGGCAATAAATTCGGAAGTATTATCCCTTGGATTCATTTGCTGTTTTGTGTGTAGCAATGGGCCGAAATCACGCCTTAGCTTCTCGTTACTCTGCAATTGGAGTTTAATCCACTCTAAATTGGCAGTAGATACACTAGGAGTTTCTGAGATTAAGATGATATAGAATCTCTTACGGTAGCAAATCTCATGTATTGGAAAAGCCTTCGATAAGTAAGAAGACTTCGCGTGAGAACGAGGCGCAGCAACAGCTACACGCTTATTAATTTCTTCAGTAGACACCACATTCATGATGTCGCATATCTCTTCATGGAAATGCGGTGCATATTCTGTAATGTTGTCTAAATTAAAGCCATCAGGAACCTTAAATTCAGGAATCCAGTTACCTGTATTGTCTTTATTTCGGTTTTCACCAAAGTAGTTATAAGCAAAGAACAATAAATCATTCTCGCCACGGTTAATATCCTGGAGGCGGTTATATTCATCGATATATGTTTTTAGTTCTAGCTTTTCATCATCAGTTAGTTTGTTTCTATTGCGAACTCTAGGAACAATGTATCTTTTTAACTGTGTTATTTTCTCCATGCGCTCTTTTCTGTCAAACCATTCTTCATTTATCCAAGCGATACAGACCGCCTCCTTCCATAATTTGTTTGACTACGTGTAAAGCAATAGCTATAATGAATGTAACAAAATAAAGTAACGTTACATTAAATAGGAGGTAATACATATGTCTGGTGTAGTTCAACCTATTCGTACAAAACGAGACATCGAAAAAATGAAAAAAGCGCTAGCTGGAAAGCCGCGCGATTTGTTACTGTTCATATTTGGTATTAATTCTGCATTGCGTATTTCTGACATACTCAAATTAAAAGTAGGAGATATACGTGGTAAGGAAAGTATCGTTTTAAAAGAAACGAAAACTAAAAAGCAAAAGCGATTCCATTTAAATGATTCTATAAAAAAAGCTGTCACAGAATTAATTCCTGAAACAGCACATGACAACGATTGGTTATTCCCTTCTCGAAAAGGAGATAACGCCATAACTCGTATTCAAGCTTATAGAATTTTAAATGCTGCTGCTGATCGTGCTGGTTTAAAAGTTGAAATTGGAACGCATACCCTACGTAAGACGTTCGCTTATCACGCTTATAAAAACGGAACAGATTTATCACTACTACAAACAATTTTGAATCACTCTAGCCAACGTGACACTCTTGTGTATATCGGCATTGAGCAAAAACAAATTGATGATGTTTATATAGGAGTTAATCTGTAAGACTGCATCTTGACGATGTGGTCTTTTTTGTTTTACACTTGCGTAAAGTCAAAAGATAATTTTGATACGCGGATTTTTAGTGTGTCTGACGAGCACCTTTCATTTCAAAAGGCCCCGGGGGTTTTATTATATTGCATAATTAATACGTGATTTCGTATATATAATGTAACAAAAACACCTTTTGTTACTTTTAACATTGTTTGCAAACCTTATTAAACCAACGTTTATGAGGTTTATTTTATTTATTTTTCATTTACTACTTTTATGCATGCGTTATATCAACGTTTGTAACCTGTGTCGTGTGTACAATTACTGTATAGAATCATGCATAAACTACTGAAAAATTATGAAGGTGTGTCTGTCTAGAGTGAGCGACTGACTCCCAGTAAAGACTTGTACACTCCCTAACCTAACTCTTAACCGAGTTTCTTCTATTATATAGCCGTCAACCAACCTATCACTTTACATCCTCTTCTTCTTCAATCCGTTCCTCAAACGATGCAATGTCTTTATCTATTCCTTCATAGTCAATCTTATTAGTAGCATCCTTTGTTTCTACCTCTACCTTATCAACCAACATGCCATTGATTTGTAGTGCTAGCTTAGCCATAGCAGCATTACCATCACGGATAGCAATCTCTGATAATGATTCAATTAACTCTGGTAATCTATC